ATCGCAGCGGACAAAAGCACGCTGTATGGTGCTATGTCTTTCTGGCGGAGCAGACGATAGATGAGACAATCTGGTCTGCGCGAGCCGATAAGCGCAGCGTGTCGGACATTGCCCAGGAGGCACTTAAATGATGACGTGGCGCGAACTGTTGGCGAACTTGCCGACGATGACCGAAGACGAAGTGAAGCAGATGCTGGATGAGGAGTGCGCCGGGGCTCGGCGTCTGACCATCATGCTGCGCCTGCACCAGCGCTACTGCACGGTGCGGATGGAGCGCGAGCGCAAGGCGATGCTGGCGTGAGCGATACGGTCAACCATCCAGCACACTACACCGCCGGCGGCGTCGAGTGTATCGACGCGCTGGCGGCGGCCACCGTCGGTCTGGAAGGCATCGAGGCAGTCTGCACCGCCAACGCTATCAAGTACCTGTGGCGCTGGAAGCGCAAGAACGGGGTCGAGGACTTGCGGAAGGCCCGCTGGTACCTCGACCGGCTGATTAGCCTTTCCGCAGTACCTCAATTGCCGAAATAAGCGCAGCGACGGCGCTCCCGATAGCGGGGAGCGCCTCGGGCGAGATGTGCAGGCCAACGGCGCCAGCGAACAGCGCCAGCCCGCGCCAGGTGCTAGGCTCTTTAGCCCGGTCGATGAAGTACTGCATGGCGCCCCCTACGGTAGGTTGATGAGGTTCTCGGCAATGCGCCGGGACCAGCCTTTGCCAAACCGGCCAAACGTCTCTAGCTCGGTCATGAATTTGAGGCGCTGGCCGTTGAATACTGCGGCCAATTTGTACGGCTCCATTGCCACCACCGCGCTTAAGGTCTTGTGGCCGATGACACCATCGTCCGCGACGCCCACCGCGCGCTGGAGCCATTTGACAGCTTGCCGGACACCGCTATTGACCGCCGCGTCGAACACAGCAAAGCGAACGTGTTTCGGCAGTTCATCGGCGTGGACGACGTCCCAAAAGTCGCGGTGGTAGATGGCTTGGGCACGCGCCAGCGTCAGATTGGCGATGTCCTCACCCGGATAGGCGCGCTTGGATATGCCGTACTTTGTCTCGCCTCCGGGGTCTTTCGGGTCGTTGACGTAGCCGCCTTCGTGCCCGATGAGTATTTTGAATGCGTCTTCAAACGTCATTTGTCTACCTTGGAGTCTAGTTTGTCGAAGATGCGGGTCAGCATCTCTTTTACTTCGCGGATGTCTGAACGGTAATCTTCACGGGAAACGTAAGTGCGAGGGATTTCTTCGCGGAGCTTAGAAAGGTCTGCACGGAGTGCAATGCTGGCTTCCCACACGGAGCGGCCAAACCATCCAATAATTGCCATCACAACGCCAAGGATGATGTTAAAGAGTGTTTGGTAATCCACTGTTAATCTCCGTCGCGGCGTTGGTCAGTGGCAATCTTGATGCCGGTAATCAGGCCAATGAAGCCGCCTACGATGGTCTGGAACGCAGGCAAGATGGCCTCAAAAATCTTGTTGTTGTCCACTTTCTCGTCAAACAACCCAATCATCATGCCGCTGACCATCGAAATGAGAATTAGGGACAACGTCGTTGTGGCGATGAGCGTGACCCAAGTGCTTAGGCGGTCACGGGGGGTCACTACGGCGCTCCAAGTTGGTTGGTGTTACTGGCTGCGGTGAGCGCGTTGAGTATTGCTGGAACGCCGGATGAAGTCTTCTTGGCTGCGGTGGCCGCCAAGTTAGCGTCGCGTGCGTTCTGAAGCGCCCGCGCGATGGCTCCTGAATCTAACAGCTCGCGACCAATTTGGTCGGCGAGTTTGCCTTCTACACGCTGACGCAAAAACCGGTTGATGTTGTTGTACAAAATTTCGGCAGTGATGCCTACCGGAATTTTGATAGGGCCGGAAGCGCCAATGCTCATGCCAGAATCAGGCACGCCGCTGCCAAACCGCACCAGCTTTGCAAATTTCTTTTTGTCTTTCAACGCGGCGGTAATTTCGTTAATGGCCGTTTGCGCGTCGTTCAGCGACTTGAGGGCCGCTCGGTTAGTTGGGTCCGCGTCTACTTTGGACTGGAGTTTTGCAATAGTTTGGCTCTGCGCGGCCAACCCTTCAGCGGTTGCCGGCAGGACGGTGGCCGGCAGCCGGGTGAGGTCTAACGCTGTTTTAATTTTGATGCCGGCTTTCTCAAGCGTAGCAAGCGGCAATTCATAGTCGGTCATGAATTTATCCACCGCTTTAGCGTCGATGGCGCCGTTCTTGACTACCGACTGCCGGAACAATTCTTTTACGCCATCGGCTACCGCCGTCTTGGCGTTCTGATTGTTGCCAATCATGTTGACCAAGTTTTGCGCGGCGGCTTCACCACCTGGCTGGATAAACTTGGTGATGACGTCTTCGGGCAATATCCCCGGCTCATTTTTACGCACAACGTCCAAAAGCGCGGATTGGTCGCCGGTCTTAAATCGAGGGACGTATTCTTCCCGGTAGAGATTGACCGCTTTTTTATACGCCGATTTGGCTTCTGGAGTTAGCGCGCTATTTTCTACCGCCGTATCAATTTGCTTGTGCATCTGCTCAAGCTCATATAAGCGCTTAGAATCACCAGCCGATTTCGCCGCTCTAATCTCTGCGTTGATGTTGCTGCGGATACCGTCAATTTCACGAAGCGTTGCTACGGGCTTGCCCATTAGTTCGGCAAGTGGACCGCTAACTGAAATGCTAGGCGCGCCGCCTGCCTCCTTAAACGCCGCTTCATAGGCCGGCGTAATAGTAGTGTCGCGCATCAGTTTCTTTTCGGCCTGCGCTTCCGCCGCAATTACTTGCCCTGGCTGACTGGGCGCAACCTTGGGCAGCCCAGCACCGCTAGTTTCAGCCGCCTGTTGCGCCTGCCGCGACAGCGGGGTAACAACGTCTTCGGCGCCGGCCAAACGGTTGGCAAGCCGTTCCTGTTCAGCCGTATATTGATTGCGGGCTAGTTGGTTGACTTCGGTGGTGGCGCGTTTGGCTTCATTTACCAGTACGGCAAACGTCGGGTTGTTGGTCGCCACCGCAATCTGCTCGGCAGTTGCGCCTTTAGACGCCATGTCGATGGCTTTCTGAAGGTTCACTGGGTCGTTGCCAAACGCGCGCAAATAGATTTTGTTGGTGACGTCTTGAACGCCTTTCTCTGTCAGCGCATTGACAACACCCATCACTTTGGTTGCGGCGAACGGAATCACGGTGCCCGCCATGGCGCCAAGACCGCCGCCGATAACAGCGCCGGTTATGGGGTCGGTCGGCGACATCATGGCGCCAGCCGGCGCACCAAGCGCAGCGCCGCCAATAGCGCGTTGGCCCGCAGTTAAATCAGCACCAAACCCGCCAGTTCTAATGGCGGTAGCTAATTTAGGCGCGTTAGCTACCGCCGCCGCGCCGCCCAAAAGTTCGCCAGCGCCAAATAGCGCGCCCGTCTGTGAGAGGAACTGACCGGTAGCGTATTCGGGGCTGTTGGGGTTGGCGCCGGTGACATTTGTAATCGCCGCCAACCGCTGTCGCTGTTCTTCTGGTGATTCGCCAGTAGCAATGCTGACGATGGGCGCGCCGCCAGCAGCGACGCCACCTCCGAGGTTCCTTGCGCGTTGCGTAGGAGAGCTAGATAACCACTGCGCCACGTTCATCAATAACCGTTCGCCAGGTATCTCGTCTTGCTCGGGCGCTGGCGGGGTGGGGGCTGGGGCGGTAGGTTCTGACGTAGCGGGCGCGGCGCTAGGTGAGCCAAGCAAATGCGCCACAATCTCATCATCTGAATAGCCTGCTTTACGCGCATCGGCCAACTTAAACTTAGACTTTGCCGCTAAATGGTCAGCAATTTCTGCGCTGGAATAACCGGCGTTACGCGCGCCTTCAAGGTCAAAAGCCATTTGAAGCACTCCTAATCAAATGAACCAAGTGGCGGTTTTCCCGTCGGTGCGCCGCCAGCCGGTGCGCCGCCAGCCGGTGCGCCGCCAGCCGGTGCGCCGCCAGCCGGTGCGCCGCCAGCCGGTGCGCCGCCAGCCGGTGCGCCATCAGTTTTTTTGGCTAGTTTTTGTCTTTCCGCCAACCAATTATTGTAGTGCGT